TAAACGCTGTGAACGGCTTATTCAACGATGCTCTTAACTTTATTTCACAGTTCACCAACATCAACTTTGCAATCAATTTTTCAAACGATCCGTGCACCAAATTTGGTGTGGGTTTTCAACAAGGCATTTTGAATCCCGAATTCATTGAGCAAGCGCGAGCAGCAAACCCACTCAATCAAGCAGCCAATCCGGGATTCGGCTCACTTAATCAATCACCCAATCCAGTATTCGGGAGTACAACGCGATGAGCGAACCAACAGAAATGGCATCGTCTTTGAGTGGTATACGAGACATTGTGTTTTCTATTGGTGAATTGGTGGGTGTTTTGGGTGTTGGTGTTGGGCTTGGTGTGGTTTCCATGTTGAAGAAAAAGAATATTTCACTTAAATGGCGAGCCAAAAAGGAAACAACCCAACTCCAAATACACAGCAAGGTTCACGAACTACTCACAGAGATGCGAGTACTCATGCGCTGCTCGCGTGCAATAATATTTCAATTCCACAACGGTGGCAAGTTTGCAGACGGTAGTTCCATTAAACGGTTCTCTGTGACACACGAATCCTGCGCGGGTGGCATTCCCAGTATGTTGCTAGAGTCGCAGGATGTGCTGCTGACACGATACATGGAATTGGTTGATATTTTGGACAAGCGAACCAATGAAATCATACGGGTATCAAGTTTGCCGGATTGCTCGCTTCGTTCAATATTAGAGATAAATAATGTAGTATATTTTTCTGTGAGTTCGTTGAAATGCCAAGATTCGCTGACTCCTATGGGTTTTGTGTGTTGCCATTGGTGTGATATGGATGATATGGACAAACTCCACGAGGAAGGAATAGCCGATAGCAATCTACAGGATGTGATAGACAGCACCACACGAAGCATAAACAACCACCTGTTCCACGCACAAAAGTAACCAATGCCCAACTACCTAACATCCAATACGGGAAAAAGTGTACAAGACCCCGTGTACACAGATATTGATCCTACAATGGGAGCGCATCCCAAAACAGACGATTTGTTGACCCTTTCAGACACCAAAGCGGTTAGGCAGTCCATACTGAATCTGCTGTCAACCGCATACGGTGAGCGTCTGTTTCAGCCAAATATTGGAGCGTCTCTGCGTGCTCTGCTGTTTGAACCCATAGACTCCATAACTACATTTGAGATGCGAGACAGAATTCTAAACACACTGCGTACACACGAACCACGAATCGGAACCTTGTTTGTGGACATCAAATCCTTTCCCGATCAGAATTCATACGAAGTTAGTGTTGAGTTTTCGTTGCGTGCCACTGGCGAAAAGGACACAGTTAACACGGTACTAGAAAGGATACGCTGATGGCACAGAATAACACAGTAAATGTTGTAGGGCTTGACTTTGAGGAAATCAAACAGTCCTTGAAAACCTATTTGGAGACACAGAGTAATCTAAAGGACTACAACTTTGACGGTTCTGTACTCAACACCTTGTTGGATGTGTTGGCGTACAATACGCACTACCAAGCGTTCTACTCCAACATGGTTGCAAACGAGATGTTCTTGGACAGCGCATTGCTGCGCCCGTCTGTGGTGTCTCATGCCAAGCATTTGGGCTACCTGCCGTCCTCTATAACGGCATCTAAAGGCATGGTGAATGTCATGCTGGGCATAACCGCTTCAGCAGACACCTACTTGGCTAGAGGCACAGAATTCAGCGGAACCAATTTGGAAGGTACGCGGTACAAGTTTGTGAATCTAGACACGGTTTTTGCTGATGCTGGTGATAACGCTATTAGAAATGTGGAGTTGTACGAAGGAACCATTCGCCGAGTCACATACATCTACAACCGTGACACCAAGATTGGTTCGTTCCTGATTATTCCAAACAACAAGGCAGATATTAGTACTCTAAAGGTGCGTGTATACTCGTCTATTAGCGACACCACGGGCATTGACGATGCGTGGAGTTTGGGAACTGACTACCTGACTTTGACTCCCACTTCCAAAGTGTATTTCTTACAAGAAAAAGAAGCAGGAATCTATGAAGTGTACTTTGGCGACGGCATCTTGGGGCAGCAGCCCGAGAGTGGTAATGTGGTTTCCATTGAATATGTGGAGACAAACGGCGAAGCAGGAAACGGTGTTGTGGCGTTTACCAAGTCTGATGATGCCAGTATAAGCAGCGTGGAATTTGTTGCCGATACGGTTACTGGCAGCACAGCCTCGCAGACTTCTGGTGGTGCAGACTTGGAAGGTATTGCAAAAATCAAGTTCTTGGCTCCCAAGTTCTACCAAACAAGCAATCGCGCAGTAACAGAAAACGACTACTCTGCTTTGGTGTACAAAATTTTTCCAAATGCCCAATCGGTTCATGTGTACGGTGGTGAAACAGTAACACCACCACAATACGGAACTGTTTATGTGGCAATAAAGCCCAAGTCAGGCGAAAAACTAACGCTAGGCGAAAAACTAACGCTAGAAGCCCAGTTGCGTAGAGACTACTCGTTGCTTACGGTTTCTCCAGTCATAGTTGACGCGGATTTCACAGATTTGGTGTTTGATATTCGTGTTGTGTACTCACCAACCACCATGTCTATCTCTCCGGGTGTGTTACGATCACTGGTGTATGCGTATGTGTACAGTTACTCTGCTGCTGTTGTGGAGCGGTTTGGTTCTGATTTCTACTACTCCAAGATGGCAGAAGGAATCAACAATCTGGATCGTTCAGTTTTGGGTGTGTACACCAAGATAAAGATGCGTAAGAGCATAGACTCGTCCGTAATTTTGACTGCAAAGAGTTATACTTTCAACTTTGGTAATGAGTTCTTCCATCCGTATGATGGATACACATCTGTTATCTCTACCAACCAATTCTCCCACCCTGATCTTATTGGAGTGGTTTATACTGATTGCAGTCTGCGCGATGACGGAAACGGAGTAGTAAATGTGGTGCGTCCTGATCCACTTGCGGAGGGTGACTATCTAACTGTGTATCCATCGGTTGGGACGGTGGACTACACAGCGGGAACTGTGGTTGTAAACTCTAAATTTACTCCTACATCTTCATCTACTGCTTTCCCTATAATACTAACAGTTGAGCCGCAAAGCACAAATATTTTTATCAAAGACAACGCAGTTCTCCGTATAAACAGCACATATTTGGATTCTGTACAGGTGACTGTTACCACCGAAGACGAGTCTTCGGTCACATCACTAATACGATAACACAGTATGCCAGAAATCAAATCCATAATCCTGAACACGCCTGCTGAAGCACTTGAAAGCATTCTGTCGCCTTTTATTGAGGAACAGTTTCCGTCGTTTATGCGTAGTGATTACAGGAAATTGGTGCTGTTTATCAAGGCGTATTACGAGTGGGCAGAAACTCAAGGGAACGCTGGATTCGTAAACAATAATATTGACTCAGCCATTGATGTTGACAACAATCTAGAGCAGTTCTACTCCCATTTTAAATCCACTTTCTTGGATTCGTTTCCTGAAATATTTGCAACCAATACAGACGGACTCAAGCCAAACAAGAAGACGCTGCTGAAAAAAATCAAGCAGTTTTACGGCAGCAAAGGCACAGAGAGTGCGTATCGGTTCTTGTTCCGTCTACTGTTTGACAGCAATGTGCAGTTTTACTACCCCAAGAACGACATTTTGCGAGCATCTGACGGTAAATGGGTGGAACAGGTGTCTATCAAGGTTACACGAAATAATGAAACACTCCACAAATACGCAGAAGGTGGCAAAGTACAGCAGTACAAAGACCTGTACACGCTGCAAGCGTATGCAACAATTGATCGGGTGTTTCAATATTACCAAGACGGTGTGCCTATTACAGAACTGTATCTGACCGATCTTGTTGGTAATTTCTTGCCTAATGTTGAAGTATTACTGACACCACCTGATTCTGCCCTTGATCCGTTTACAGAAACCACATTCAGCGTGCTTGGTGATTTTTATATCCAAACAGCAGGATCAAATTATAATGTGGGAGATGTGGTGTATTTGCAAGGAGATGGTGTGGGATTCTCCGCAAAGGTGCAGCAGACGGGTCTAGACGGTGCTGTTAAGCGTATTCAGATTGAAAACTCTGGCATCAACTATGTGAATACCATAAGTGCGCTGGTTATCAGTTCAAACGGAGTCAACACCAACGCACAAATCGTGTTTACTCCGTCTGCAATTACTCGGTATCCGGGATATTACAAAGGCAATACGGGAAAGATTTCGTCTACTCCAAAGATTTACGACGGCGACTACTACCAAGAATTTTCATACGAATTAAAATCCGCAGTCAGCATAGATCGTTTCTATTCCGTATTGAAACAATTGGTGCATCCTGCTGGCATGAAGATGTTTGGTTCCATCCTTTTGGAAGACAGGGTGATGTGTCGTCATGTGGCATCGTCTCAACTTACTCGTGAAGGCGTTCCAGTGATGGGCAACTATTTGCCGTACACCTTTGGAACCACTTTGGATTTACGAAACAACGGTATCACCGCTGCTGGAAATTGGGTGTTTCAGGAGTACGGAATTACATATGGAACTACTGGAGACTTGTATCCCGCAGGCTACAATCCGTATATTGGCAGCACAGCAGAATTAGGGCCAAATGGAAACACTGCGCCAGCAGGAACCACATTCACCGCAGGCGGTTCGGGTGGAAACCTGGGGTATACCTACTGCTTTGTGCCTGAAGGCGGCACGGTGGCTCACCGTCCTCTTGGTGCGCCTTTGGGTGGCATTACGGCATGGCTGTTGGGTAATGAGTCTCGTCTTGGTCCTAATGTTGTGGGCAATTCCCCATTTGGGTTGGTTGGTTTAACGCTGTGGCTCAAGCCTGAAAATATTGGAGTGTGTGGTGGGTCGTTGATTACAGGTGCAAGCATGGATATTTGGAGTGATGCCTCGCTTTCGCAAAATCACGCATTTCCTCCCAAGTGGGATTCGTGGACTACTTCTTATACTGGTGTTACAATTGATAAACTACGCCCCACTCTAGTAATCAATGACAGAGGGTTTGCGGGTAGAACTGGTATTCAATTCAATGGCGGTGTTGTGTATGGGCCACATACAGTATGGACACAGGCTGGAGTATGTGGTGGTTACGGAACAGGAAAAACTCTTGGTGGTATTGCTACTGTGCCTTTTGGCCCAGGAACTACCGGTGAAAAAATTCTATCAGGACAGCATTTTGTTTTAACTCGTGGCATATCTTTAACCAAAGACATGAGTGTGTTTATAGTGTTCCGAGCAGGTACTACTGCATCTGGATATACTGCTTCAGATTACGGATTAGGATTTG